TTTGAATGGTTAAGTGACACCACAGAAAAATGGTGTCGTGATCGTGCAATCTATCTGGCATTGATGGAATCTATTAAGATTGCAGATGGACAAGACGACAAGAAAAATCGAGACGCAATACCAACAATTCTTTCAGATGCTTTATCTGTTTCTTTTAATCGTAATGTAGGACACGATTACTTAGAGGACTATGAAGAAAGATACGAACTCTACAATAAAAAAGAAAGTCGAATTCAATTCGACCTTGAATACTTTAATAAGATTACAAAGGGAGGTCTCCCAAACAAAACACTTAATATCGCTCTTGCAGGCACTGGTGTCGGTAAATCTTTGTTTATGTGTCATCATGCTAGTGCTGTTCTTTTAGAAGGAAAGAACGTTTTATACATCACTCTTGAAATGGCAGAGGAAAAGATTGCAGAAAGAATTGATGCAAATCTTTTGAATGTAAATATACAAGAGATTGTTGATTTACCAAAACCAATCTTTGAAAGTAAGGTTACAAATCTTGCAAAGAAAACTCAAGGTTCATTAATCATCAAAGAATATCCAACTGCGTCCGCACACTCAGGACATTTCAAAGCATTGTTGAATGAACTTGCATTGAAAAAATCTTTTAAACCAGACATAATATTCATAGACTATTTGAATATATGTGCATCATCTCGTTACAGGGCAGGATCTAATGTCAACTCATACTCATACATCAAAGCAATCGCTGAAGAACTTCGTGGTCTTGCAGTTGAAGCAAACGTACCGATTTTTAGTGCGACACAGACGACTCGTAGCGGGTTTGCTTCTTCTGATGTTGATCTCACCGATACCTCTGAATCCTTTGGTCTTCCCGCTACTGCTGATCTTATGTTTGCCCTCATCTCAACGGAGGAGTTGGAAGGACTAGGACAGATCATGGTCAAACAACTCAAGAACAGATATAATGATCCAACTTATAATCGAAGATTTGTGATTGGTGTTGATCGAACAAAGATGAGATTGTATGATTGTGAACAATCTGCACAGGATGATCTTCTTGACAGTGGACAAGAAGTAGAGTATAATGATGATGACAAAACAACTAAGAAATTTGCAGAGTTTAAATTTTAATGACTAAAAAAATTGATCTCAATAAGTACGCTGTATTCGTGGATGGTGTCACATCCAATCCCAGTAAAGATTATAAATCTTTTCTTGATAGTATTGAATATCTTGACGGAGAAGGTTCCAATATTCAGCGGCTTCTTACTGCTGCTGTTGGTATTAGTGCTGAAGGTGGTGAGTTTATGGAGATCGTTAAGAAGATGTTATTCCAAGGTAAGCCTTGGGACGACCACAATCGAAAACATCTTACTATTGAGTTGGGTGACGTTATGTGGTATGTGATGCAGGCCTGCATGGCACTTGATATTTCACTCGATGATGTTATTGCTGGTAATGTGGAGAAGTTGAAGAAGAGATATCCAGGCGGAGAGTTCAATGTTTATCAATCAGAAAATCGTGCTGAGGGAGACTTATGATTAATTTGCGTGAAAAGATTTTAAATAATCAAATTGCTTACTATAATGGCATGATTGCTAAACATGCACAAAATGTTGAGATATATTTGAATCAACCTGTAGGTATCGGAGAACACTCAGATGTTATGGGAACTATAGATGTTGAAATAAATGCCATTGCACAAGCACATGAGAAGATAGAGATTATAAATCATTACTTTTTAAATAGATAATAAATAATTAGAAAACGATGAGTCATGAGAATAACTCCATACTATGAGTCCAAAGGTATAAAGAATCCATATTATGTCTTAGCTCCGACTGTGGTGAATGGAGTTGTTCGAGAACTCAAAAAACAAGGAGAGGGATATAAAAAAATCACAAATACTGATTTACTATTCAGAGCCGTTGAACCTAACCAACTAAACGGTTCTATAATTTATAGAGCAACAACCTCTTCCAGTAAAATTTTTCAGATAACAGATAAACAAAAAAAAGATATCCCTTTTGGTGTTGCAACCACTGCTCAAAAAATTCATGTCACAGGTCATTATGGAATGACATCTCGAAAGAATGCTACTGCCTCCTCCAACGTGAATGAGTTTCTAAGTGTTTATTTTTTAGTTCAACCCTCAATGAATCCAGATCAGTTAGTTGATTATGCTAGCACACAGAAAGGAAATACAGGAGTTTTAAAAGGCGAAGGTACTCCAGTTACCTTTCCTCAATTAGCTGATTTATTAGAGGAGGATGAAACGCCAGAAAGAGATATAAACATTGGTTTGAATAATGCTAAGGCGATAAGAGGAGATATAAAAGGAAGATCAATAAAAACAGTATATTGGGTTCCAAGACAGAAACCAAAAAATGTAAACCCAACAAATCCATCAGATACAGTTATAGAATTTGCTGATGGATTTCTTCAAGGATATTCAAATAAAATAGCATCTGGAACTGATAAGACACCTAAGTTTAATACGAACGTCAACGCCTTTTACAGAGAGATGGGTAATTTTAATCAGTTAATGAATGTTCAAAAACTTATAAATGATGCATTCTTTGAAGCGAAAGAAACTGTAAAAGGAAAGAATGCAAAAGAAGCTATTGATTTTTATTATGAAAATGAATATGATAACGAAGCTTACGGTGAAACAGGATCAGCCAAAAATTTTGGAGAACTTGCTGAATTTTTTAGACTAGATGGTCTTGATTTTAATCGCAAAGATTTTTATTATCCATTTAGAAATAAATTCATTAATAAATTTGCAGATTATTTAAAAGATCCTGATAACATGGTTTACTTCTTGAGAACCATATACAAATATACTTATGGTGATCCATCTCAATCCTTTACACCGTGTCCATATAAACTTTTAATCGGAACTCCAATGGGTGCAAGCACATTAAAAAATGTTTCATCTGATGAAGCTTTAAAAGAATTACTGTATAATGAAGATGCTGATAGAATAACCAATATTAAAGATACTTATGACGGCACTAGTCAAGGATGGAACATGACATTTAAATTTTTAAATGGAAAACCAAAAGATGTTACACTACCAATCGTTGCTAGAACTAGATTTGGTGGACTTCAAGGTAAGGCTTTCTTCTTAAGTAGTAGTGGTGTGCAGATATCAAAATGAAGAATACTCACCTCGAACATTTAGAAGATAATATCTTAAATGATGGATCTCAAGGCGGAAAAGAAGCAGTGGCTTTTCTTCGATCTCTTGGAGATATGTTAGATCAGGGTGCAGCAGATGCTCGTGTAACTGTGAAATGGGATGGAGCTCCTGCAATAATCTGTGGTATCAATCCAGAGAACGGTAGATTTTTCGTTGGTACAAAGTCTGTGTTTAATAAAGTAAGTCCAAAGATATCATATTCTGAGGAGGATGTTGACCGTATGTATCCGCCTGGGCAACTTGCAGAAAAACTTAAAGATGCATACAAATATCTATCCACACTTTCAATACCAAATGTCGTACAGGGAGATCTTTTATTTACAGATGACAAGTATGAGGCAAATATAGGTGGTGATACTTGCATCGCATTTCAACCAAACACAATTGTATATGCTGTTCCAAAAGATAGTGATATTGGTCAGAAAATAGATGAAGCAAAGTTTGGTATTGTATTTCATACTCAATATAGTGGAAAAACTTTAGATACAATGACTGCCAGTTTTGGTGGTATTAATATTCAAGGAAACACAAATGTATTTGTGACATCATCTGATTTTAAAAATGCATCAGGTGAGGCAAACATGACTCAAGCTGAGAGAACAACTTATATAAATCTTGTGAATAAAACTGAGGGATCTTTAAAACAAGCATCTCGTTTTCTTGATTTAATGAAGACTAATAATATGAATAAATTTACCTTGAATATCATGTTTAAGACTTTCTTTAATCGATACGTTCGTGAGGGTAAAAATTTAATTGGTGCTCGTAATACTGCAAGAGATTTTGCGATGTATTTTTCAAATGCATTAGACAAAGAGATTGCAACTAAGAAGATGAAAACCACAAAAGATAAATACTTAGAGCTAAAGAATAAAGGTCTTAAATTCATTTCTGATAATCAACAGGCAATATACATGACTGTTGCATCTTATATGAATTTACAAGCTGCGAAAAATTTTATGATTCGTAAATTGCAAAAGGTGAATACATTTGGAACTTTCTTAAGAACACCAGATGGTTATCGTGTGACTGCACCCGAAGGATTTGTTGCAATCCGATCAGGTAGAGCTCTGAAACTTGTAGATCGTTTAGAGTTTAGTCGTGCAAACTTCACAGCAGACAAGAATTGGGAGAAAGGTAATCCCATGCCCGCACCAAAAATATGAAGAGTTTTACAAGATTTATATACGAAGCAGTATCTTCTCAGACAGTTGCAAATCCAAATCCAAAGGATAACAATGATGCTGATATGACGGTGGCGTTTGGTCGTTTTAATCCACCTACGACTGGACACGAAAGACTTATGAATAAAGTTAAACAGGTTGCTGGTAAGGGTAATTATGAAATCTACCCATCAAGATCAAATGATCCGAAGAAAAATCCTTTAGATCCTGATACAAAGATTGGATATATGCAACAGATGTTTCCACAACATGCGAAACATATCATGAATAATCCAAATACAAAGACAATCTTTGACGCTTTGAAAGGCGCAAGTGAAAGAGGTGCGAAGTCTGTTAATATCGTAGTGGGTCAAGATCGACAAAAAGAATTTGAAAATTTAGCAAACAAATATAATAATAAACTTTACAAGTTTGATCGTATTAATGTAATATCCGCTGGAGATCGTGATCCAGATGGAGAGGGTATCAGTGCCATGTCTGCGTCTAAATTAAGAAAGGCTGCTTCAGATGATGATTTTGATACGTTTAGAACTGGAGTGCCACAGAGTTTAAAAGATGATAAAGCAAGAGAGTTATATGCTGCGATACAAAAGGGAATGAAGTTACCAAATAAAAAACAACAGAATGAAATGTGGGAGATTGCTCCTAAGTTTGATTGGAAAGGTCTTCGTGAAAACTATATGAATGGAAATATATTTCGTGTTGGGTCTATTGTAGAGAATGATAATACTGGTTTGATTGGAAAGATCATCCGTACAGGTGCAAATCATATCATTGCAGTTACTGAAGATAACATAATGTTTAAATCTTGGATCAAGGACATCACTGAAAAGTTTACAGAAGTTTCTGGTGTGCCTGCAAGTCAGAGAGAAGTCGGAACTGATAATTTAAGAAATTATACTCAAAGACTTTCACACAACCCTATCATCATTAATTTTATAAATAAATCTAGAAAGAATCGTGCAAAGAGTAATGCTTAGTCAAAAATTACAAGATGACTTGATGAGTGCGTATCAAAAAGTCTATGAAGAAAAGAGAGGTCATGCAGCTGGATCCTCTGATGTAGAGAAACAGGCATCACAATTGGCATCTGATGTTAGATATAAATCAAAGGGAAAACTCAAGCCTGGCGCTTCAGATGAGGAGAAAAAGAAAGTATTTCTTCAGATACTTGGTGCATCACCAGCTCCTAATGCAGTGAAAGCAATGGCTAGACAAAAACTAATAGGTGAAGAGGTGGTTCAAGAAATGAGATTTAATGATGGTAAAGAAGGAACAAAGAAAAGAAAAAAGGCACTTGAGAAAAAAAGAGGAATGAAGTTAGACAATCATCCACAATTTAAGACAGAGGGAACTTCATACGGCATAACCAGAGGATCAGGTAAACCATCAGGCCCTATGTCTGGGTTTGCTAAAGAAGA